CCATTCTAATTCTTTCGTCCTCGGTTGCGTTCAACAGATCCATTGAATTAAGAAGTGGACCACCCAACACTGCATTAAGTTTTCCGGCTGCTCTAGCTGAACCTTCAAAGGTGTCCATCTCAGCCGTCATACTCATAAGAGTTTCCATGCTGACGTTCAAGCCCCTTGCTGCCGCTGCAACCTTTTTAAAGATTGCCGGGGCTTGCTTGCCGTATGCAGCAAGAACTGGCATAGCATTATTAAACCCATCAGCCATCTCTGATGGTGCCATACCAATAGCTAGTGCCGCCGCTGCCATGTCTTTCTGTGTACCAATTGCTTGGTCGCTTGACATTCCCAAACTCGTCATCATATCCGACAAGCCCTTACTCGCTGCTTCGCCAGAGATACCAACTGCTTTCAACTGAGCAGCCGCACCAATCATCGAGGCTTTAGTTTCGTTACCGAGCCCAGCAAACCCAGACATATTTTGGTGCAAAGCCCCTGCCACGCCTGCGGCATCGTCCATGCTAACACCAAATTGTTTTGTGGCATCGAACGCTTCAAAAGTGGCGTCGTTGAGTGCGCCAGTTGCGCCCGTCATTTTATTAAGATTAGCTAACGCACCATCAGTTTGGAAGACCATCAGCATGGTCATCTCTTGAACTTTCATCATGGTGGAGCCGAAAACATTATTAATGTCCACAGTCTCACTGATGGCACCAGCCAAATCCGTCATTGCATCTTCAGACTGAAGAATGGAACCAATGAATGTTTTCTTCCACGAATCGTCAATGCCTGTCAGAGCCGTGATAGTACCTTTAGTTACCTCTTGAAGTTTTATTGAATTGTTTAGCTTTTCTTGATCTGTGGAGAGCCCCTGACGCCTAAGCTCTAGAGCTTTCTTTTCGTCCTCATAGCCCTCTTTAGTGGCATCAAGTTTTTTAAATTCCGCTGCAAGTTCAGCCTTCTGCAAATCAACCGCTGCTTGTCTTTGCTGGAGGGCGTTGGTCGCAGCTACACCGTTCTGCTTGGCAAAACCCGCAGCAGCTTTGAGTTGTTCAACAAGCTCTTTAGCAGACTCAACATCACTTTTTGAAAGCTTAATTAATTCTTTTCGTAAAGCAATAAGCTCCTTGAGCTTTTTTTCTTCTGCGTCATTAAGAGAAGCCTTGGCTTTTAAGTCCTCAATTTCTTGTTGTGTTTCTTTAAGCGAAGCCATTCATTATTACCCTCTAAGTGTAAAGAATTATTATCCTTTAAATGGCCATTTTATTCCTGTCTTCTTTTGGAAATCGGATGTAGCCTTCCGTAATTTATATTTGTCCTTGTATGTTCTTGGGTTGTCCAGCCCATACTTAGCTGCCGTCTTCATGTATTTCTTTTCTTTACCGAGTGCAGCAGAGAAAGCTGAGATTTCAGATTTGGTTCCCGTGATCTTGATTGGAGAAGAAGAACCTCCCCCGCCAAACATACGTCCCATTATCGTCTGAATGCCTTTACCAAACATTCTTAAAAAGCTTTCATCCATTTCGCCACGTCGGGCGACACCTAAATCAATTACAATAGGTACAAGTTCGTCGTTGTTACTCATGTTTAATCCTCCATAGAGTTCTATCTCTAGTAAATAGTTACCACATAAAAAGAAAGGACCGGAACTCTGAATGAATTCCGATCCTCTTATTTAAACAGGGACAAAAGCTTATCGCTTGCGTTGGGATTTCTCCATCTCTGCCTTTTCTTTTTCTAGTTGTGTGGTGAGCCTCTTCACGAACCAACTTCTTAATCCTACTGGCAAGTTGTATGCTTCGATAAAACTCCAGCCGCCATAATATTTTAAGAAGAAGAACTGTTCGTAAACGTTCTCCATATACTCAGGACTTAGGCCAAAAAAACTCCGCAGCTAACGGAACCTCCATTTCGGTTTCATACTGACAATGAGTACAAACAAACTCTTGTGTCATATCAATGTTCGGGATCAACTGCTTGTAAGTTTCACGAAGATGCCGTGAATCTTTAGCAGGCATGACAGCAATAGCCTCGTTGACTGTCTTGGCATCCGTGCGCCCTTCGATGCTAACCATTAAACTTTTTAACTGGTCTGTTAGTGCGCTCTCTGGCAAGCCAGCCTTCTTCTTTTGCTGGCTAGTCTTGGCAATTTGTGATTCGTCGTTGCCGAACAACGGCTTACACCCAACTTTCCAACCAGTGTGAGGAAGCTCAATAATAAAGACTGTTTGACCGTCTTGTTCTGAAAGGCTGACTCCTTCTAGTTCTTTTAATTCTGTGCTCTCGGCAGTTGTATAGTCCTCAAGCGCAAACGTCCATGACGAACGCTCTTGACACACCGGACAAGTAACCTGAGTTTCATAATCAGAACCATACCCGCTAATTCTTGCAGCAACAAGAAGAGCATTCTTGTCACCAATCAAAAGATCCCCGGTCTTAATGCCGGGGGTGACGATTAAGCTCTGAAGGAACCTATCAATTGCCACGCCCTTTTTCAGAAGGGAACGGGAAGTTAGAATATCTTCTTGTTTGGTTGTCATCATCTTAAGCTCAACCGTTTCTTGATCCTTGAGGGGATGACCATCAGGATAGAACTTACCCCTTGAGGGTAGGTTAACAAACTCGGTTGGAGCTACAAAAGATAATGGGGATGAATTAGATTTCGCCGCAGCTTCCGCTACGTCTTGGATCGGGGGGTCTGATTGTTTTGCTTTGGAGCCGATTCGATCTTCATTGTCTCGCATTATTACCTCTTTCTTCAATTACATTATGGTTAATGTTAATGCATATGTACATAATAGCCTAATTTTAAAACTTTGTTAAGTTTTTTTTTAGATTATCCGTCTTGACCAGCCTTCCAAATGTCTGTACCATCAGCAGTCTTCAACGATGCATAATCGTATCGAATCTCAAGTTCAACATTTGTCAAGTCGTCAGACTCATAATCAAGCTCACCGTACTTTACATCTTTAACCCACGGATTGATGAGGGTCCACGTTTCAATAGCGTTGCCTTCAGCATCAATTTGCTCAATCTGAAAGTTACCAATCGCTGCGGTTGACTTCGCCTTTGACATGGTTTGTGTCATAGTCTCGTCGGTAGCAGGATTATAACCAGAGTTCTGGATCATCTGGGTTACAATTTTGGCAGCATCGGGAGCAACAGGATCAGCTAAAGTCAGAGCGACCGTGTTCCATTCAACTCGTCCGGGGTAATAATAAGTATGGTTCAAATATTTATGTGCTGTTTCCGTCACCGCAAAACTAGGCTTCGATACCTTCTTGAGAGTGTAAAGAGGAATATTGTCCGTAGTCAATACCCAACGATACCCTCGCTTGGGGTCTTTAGCCGTCCCGCTGTTCCAGAAAAATGGTTTGTCTGCCATGTTATTATGTTCTCCCTAATAAATCAAAAGCTCTCTGGCTTTTCATTAATAAGTAGTAGGGAGAACATAATTCTCCCCACCACTTTTTCTATTAATCAGCAAATGATGCTCCACTGTTCGTAATCACAAAGTCAATTGCAATAAATTCAATTGCTCTTGCAGGCTTGAGGAAAATCTTAGCATACATGATGTTTCGATCAATCAAGTCTGGAGTCGTTGTAGTCTCATCGAGAATTACTCGGAACTCAGTTAGACCCAACCGACTCTTGACACCAGCCAAGAAAGGCTCAACCTTACCAATGAAGCGTGACCACGTTACCTTTACGTTCTGGTCGAACAGTACAGTAGCCGCCATTCTAGAAACTTCCTTCTTGAGATAGATCAAAAGGCGACGAACATTAATTCTGTCAAGAGCAGACCTCTGCATTTGCAGCGTCTTTTGACCGAAGACCACAATTCCTTCCGATGGGAAAGATGCAATCGGGTTAATGTTAGCCTCGTACAACTTGTCTCTCTCCTTAGAAGAAAGCTTGTGTCGAACGTTCGTAACTGGCAAGCCAGCAGCACCCTCTGTCAATCCACCTCTGGTGAATCCAGCAGGAGCAAACCAAAGTTCAGCCGCTTGCTGTGAACTAGCCATCGTTCCTAGTGCTACCGTAGAAGGCGGCACCCAGATAAGTCGGTTACTAATCTCATCACGGATCTGAACCCACGGGAAGTATGCACAGCCGTAGCTGCTATTCAACATACGATCTTCCATGTTCTGAACAGTGTTGTCAACATTCGGAAGGCGCTGTCGCTCTTCGTCATACTGAACACCTTCAGTGGCAGGAATGTAGTCACCCGGTTGCTGGTTGTTTGACACGTTCTCAAGGTCAATGATTGCCAGAGCGTCAGCCCTGTCTTCACAAGTCTTGATTAGGTGATTAGTCAACGAAGGCTCAGTAATACCGGGCATCGCCATCAAGTTACACTCAACAACCTCTGCGTCTGCACAAGCATCAATTGCTCGCTTGACTGAGGCATAGGCATAGTGAGCAATCTCACCGCCTGCTGCTGAACCAGCATTAAGAATTGTATTGCTGAAAGGTTCCTTCTCTTGAATGTCTACACCATCCGAACCACCGTAAAGCGGCATCGTGAATTGGTCGAAACCCCTACGAAGAGTATTATTAAAATCACTAGCGGCTGACAAAGATGTTCCCATCCGTCTTGCGCTTGCGGCACCTCTAGCCAATCGGTTAGCGGCAGTGTCTCCAGCACCATCATGGTCCTCTGGCAAATAC